CTACTGGAAACATCCCGGCTGTGTTCCACCGGAAAAACGGGACCAGCTGGAAGGTGACTATGGGAGCCGATGACTGGTTTCGGCTCTACCGGGAATGGGAAGCGGGCGGGAAGCCATGAACGCTGCAGATATCAAAAAGCAGGAGACCAGAATCAAGAAGCGCTGTACCGGATGCCGATGGGCAAGCCCAAAGGAGTTCCAGCGCTATGAAAGGCTTTGGCCGTTTGTAACCTGTGGTGCCAGCGCTGGGCAGAAATGTCTTAACCTGGCTGTTTGCCCCTTGTAACTGAGATACAGAAGAGCCGGAAAACAGGAAGGAAAAGGTGTGAGAGACGTGGACAATATTTTATATTTCCCCAGAGGAATCGAAGTAAAGATCACCCCGCGTTCTGAGGTGACTGACGAATTCAGGCAGCAGATCCGAAACTCGTTCCGCGATTATACCGCAGGGACGGCTGAGGACTACCGGGGCCAGGACAAACTGGCATTCATCGATCTGATCCGGGAGCAAAATTTCCAGGTGGATCCAGACGTTATTATTAACGAATACATCCGGGAAGAGCTGGAAAGAGAGGGTGCAGTAGAACTTGCGGATCTGGCGAATCTTGAGGAGATCAGCAATCTTATGGACGAAGCAGTCCATAGGTACAAAAGAGGCTGGCATCACTGGAGCGGTGATAACCATCTTGACGAACCGGCCTGCAAATTTGTAGAAGCTGCCATCGAAGAAGTTATGGCCTATGGAAAGGAAAATGGAAAATGACGGAACAGGTAAAAATCAAACTGATGCCCGGCGGACGTATGCCGGAAAAGAAAACGGCGGGGGCTGCTGCCTGGGACTGTTATGCCAGGGTTGATTACCTTCTCTGGATGTTCCCAGGGGAAAAAGGGATAAAGGTTCCCCTGGGGTTTGCCATTGAGCTGCCAGAAGGATATCACGCCGAAATATTACTTCGTAGCTCTATGGGAATCAAAACGGGCCTGCGGGTTTCCAACGGTACCGGACTAATCGACTCTGACTATAGGGGAGAGGTCAACATCATCCTAGACAATGTGCGCAATGCCATGGAAAGAAGAACTGGCGTGGAATGGATAGCTGACGGCGATCGGATCGCCCAGATGCTCATTGTGAAGGATCCAGACGTGGAACTGGTCCAGGCAGAAAAGCTCAGTGAAACCGAACGGGGAACTGGCGGCTTTGGCAGTACAGGAAAACGGTGATGCAGGATGAAGGATAAGGAGAAGGAACGAAGGGTGAAGCGGTGCATGGGCTGCCGATGGATAGAGCCAAAGGAATTCGCCCACTATTGGAGACTATGGTAATTCTTGAACTGCCGGGCCTGCCGGAAGCCGGTGCACACCCTGGCAGCCTGCCCGGTGACCCCGGACAGACGACCGTAATAAAAAAGGAGAAGAAAATGAGAGCCATTAGCGAAAATACGAAAGTGTTCAAAGGCATTGTATTTAATCGGACTTATAGAATAAGTGATTCTTGTAAAGCTCCTTTTCCACTGAAGTCCGGTGATAGAGTCATTGTGATAGGCTACAACACAATGGATGATGACCTGGATATCCAAGTTCGCAGCTCTCTCTATGGGGTGAAGTGGCTGAACCACAAATGCCTTGAGCCCACCATTCAACTTGTGGATGACCAGGAGGAAACGAAATCTGTGAAGATCAGCAAAATCCTAGATCAAGATGGATCGGACATGATCAAACACCCGGATCATTACACCTTCCGGGGTACGGAAGCCATCGAGGCTGTGAAAATCATGACAGCCACGGCCATCGGAGTGGAGGCTTACCTGCTGGGCTGTGCGGTCAAATATCTGTACCGGTACCCCAAGAAGAACGGGGACCAGGACCTGGCCAAGGCAGAACAGTGCATCCATATGCTGCGAGAGTACCTGGCGAAAAGGGAAGCCAAATGAGCCGACTGTGGAAGTGGGGGCCCATGATCTTGCTGGCGGGGCTTGTGATGTTTTCCCTGCGGCTCCTGGTCATGGAGGTGGCAGCCCTTTATCTGCTGCTAGGAGGACGGATCGGCTAGACAAAGCGAAATGAAGGAGGCATCAGAGTGGTTAAGGGACGAGACGTGGAAAATCAGACGAAGAAGAAGGTGCTGCATCTGCTGACTCATTATGATGAGCTGCCGGTATGGGCCGAGAACCTGAAGAGCGACATAGATATGCTGCGGGAAGAACTGCAGGAAGAGCCGGCTCCCAAGACTACCCAGTGGAGGGAGAGCCCCGGTGGAGGAGGCGGCTTTGAAAAGCCTTCTCCCGAAGAGGCCGCCCTAGAAAGGAAGGAGAGGCTGCTGCAACATCTGGACCGAAAGGAAGAGAAATACAATCGGCTGACTACGGACATGGAAAAGCTGGACAGATCCCTGAAAGGACTTTGGGAGAGTGAACGGTACGTTGTAGAGCTCTGTACCATCCGCCGCAGAGGCATGACTTGGCAGCAGGTAGCAGTGAAGCTAGGGTACAGCCCGGACGCAGAAAGCGCATGCAGGAGGAGGTTTTGGCGGGCTATAGATCACCTGGTCTTGATGTTTGAAGGTGGAGATGTCCAGAGAAGCCTTTTTCTGTGAAAAGACCGTTTTTTGCGCGGAAAGTGCGCGGAAAGTGTGCGGAAAGTGTGCGGAAAAGCGACAGAAAACGCCGAAAGTGGGCCGTTTCAAACACATTTTCTGTTTTATAATATAGATGTGGTTGAAAGAAATCAAAACCACCCCACATCCAATGCCTCCTGAGAGATTCCTAACCGACCAGAGGAAAGGCCCCCAACTTTGAGTAGGGAGCCTTTTTTCTTTAGGACGCAATAGCTTATTGGGGGGACTCTGAAAAGAGACCCCAATTTTAGTATTTTTTCATTGCTTAATACGTATACACGTGTTATAATGAATTTAACAAGGGAGGTATGGCGGAATGAAGGACAAAGACTTACTGAAATTACTTTTGAAGAATGGATGGCAAGACGTAAGACAGAGAGGAAGCCATCACAGGCTTATCAAAGGTAATGCGGTAGAAGTTATCGCTGTTCATGGCAAAGATATGCCAATTGGACTGCTAAACGCCATACTAAAAAGGACGGGGCTGAAATAAGCTTTGGAGGGCATTAAAGGAGGTAATGACAATGTTATTTATTTATCCGGCCATTATACATGAAGACACCGATGGAATCTGGGCAGAATTCCCTGATTTGGAAGGGTGCACTACATACGGCGATTCGATGGAGGAAATTCTATCAGGTGCTACTGAAGCGATGGAATTATATATTTTAGGATTACTGGAAGACGGAGTGCAACCGCCTACTGCAACTGATGTTAGAGAGCTAAAAGGATTGGGTGAAAATACTTTTGCTACGTTGATTAGATCTGATGTAGACTTAGCTAAAAATACCAAATCTGTCAAAAAGACTTTAACAATTCCGGCATGGCTTAACCAGCGGGCTTTGGATAAAGGCTTGAACTTTTCTAAAGTGTTGCAGGAAGCACTAGTAGCCAAAACGGTATAATTAAAAACAGAGCTAGGGCGTTGCGTAGGCGGCGTCCTTTTCTTTTTGATATCTCTTATGGGAAAAGGGTAATCATCCACGGGGGATTATAATCAATCAGGAAAACTAAAATATTATTTTAGAAGGCAGGCCATGCGGTCTGCTATTTTTATGCGAAAGGAGGAGGGGGAGTGGCAAAGACGGGCCGACCAAAAATCCAGATAGATAAGAAGCGGTTTGAATTACTGTGCATTATGCAATGCACAGAGGCAGAAATATGTGCTGTGCTAGGAGGCTCTAATGGGGCACTTAGCCCTCATACTCTGAATCGCTGGTGTAAAGAAACGTACGGTAAGAATCAGACTTTTTGCAAAGTATTTGAACAAAAGAAAGAAGCAGGAAAAGTATCATTACGCCGTATTCAATGGGTTCTTGCTCAAAAGTCAGTCTCCATGGCCATTTTTTTAGGCAAGAACTATCTTGGACAATCTGATGATCCCAACAAAGTGGAAACGTCCAGCGATGGGCCAGTAATTATTACAGGAGAGGATGAAATTCAGCCATGAATACAATAGTTTGTCTTCCCGAGGTGGTGGGAAGCCATTATGGTGAGTTCTGGCGGTTCCGGGGCCGGTACAGGATCGTTAAGGGGAGCCGTGCCAGTAAGAAGAGCAAGACAGCAGCAATCTGGTATATTTATAACCTCATGAAGTACCCCGACGCCAATCTGCTGGTGGTACGGAAGGTTTATAGAACTTTGCAAAACAGTTGCTTTTCAGATCTGTGTTGGGCCATCAGACGGCTGAGGGTGGAAAAGTATTGGAAGGTCACCAAAAGCCCTCTGGAACTGGTTTACATTCCCACGGGGCAGAAAATCCTTTTCGTTGGTCTGGACGACCCGCTGAAGATTACGTCAATCAGTGTTCCCAAAGGCGTGTTGTGTTGGCTGTGGCTCGAAGAAGCCTACGAAGTGACCAGCGAGGAAGCGTTTGACAGGCTGGATGAATCAATTCGTGGGCAGCTTCCTCCGGGGCTTTTTACCCAGTTGACGCTGACGTTCAACCCGTGGTCTGACAAGTGCTGGATTAAGAAACGGTTCTTCGATGTGAAGGACCCGAACGTGCTGGCGATCACGACCAACTACATGATGAACGAATTCTTGTCCGAGTCCGACCATGCGTTGTTCGAGCAGATGAAGAAGAACCCAAGACGGTTCAGGGTAGCTGGCCTGGGGGACTGGGGCGTGGTTGATGGTCTGGTGTATGACAGCTACGAAGAGAAGGTGTTCGACATCGACGAAGTTCGGAAGCGGAAAGGTGTGAGGTCTGCATTCGGGCTTGACTTCGGCTATACCAACGACCCTACAGCCTTGTTCTGCGGTCTGGTAGACAAGGGAAGCCGGTGCATCTACGTGTTCGATGAGATGTACGAGCGAGGGCTGACCAACGCCAGAATTGCCGAGAAAATCATGGGCATGGGGTATTCCAAGGAAAGGATTCTCGCAGATTCTGCCGAGCCAAAAAGCATTGCCGAACTGCGGGAAGCAGGGCTGTACAGGATTCACCCGAGCCGGAAGGGCAAGGACAGCATCAACAATGGGATCCAGAGGATACAGGATTACCACATTATCGTCCATCCTCGGTGTGTTAATTTCTTAATGGAGATTTCCACCTACTGCTGGGACAGGGACAAGCAGACAGACCAGCTCATCAACAAGCCGGTTGACTATAACAACCATCTGATGGATGCCATGCGTTATGCGGTCATGGATGCTGTCCGGGACGATGGTTTTTCTTTCGATTGAGGTGATAGAGTGTTTTTAACGGGGGCAATCAACGCTTTCTGGGACGGGCTTATTAAGCAGGGGGCCCAGAGCGGCATGAACGAGACGGAATTCCTGGAAGAGGAACTGCGCCGATGGCTGACCAGCAAGAAACGGGCTGATATGCTTACAGGCATGGCCTACTACGGTGACCGGCAGGACATCGAAAGGAAAGAGCGAATGATGATCGGGCCGGATGGGGGCAGGGTGCCTGTCCACAATCTGCCGAATTTCAAAATCATGGATAACCAGTACGGGATCCTGGTGGACCAGAAAAACAACTATCTGCTGGGGAAGCCTGTCGAATTAAAAACCGAAGGCCAGGATGACCGATACACCGCCGAGCTGGATAAGATTTTCGACGAGGAATACGCCGAAACACTCCAGGCGACCGGGGAAAATGCTTTGAACTGTGGGATTTCCTGGCAGTTCGTTTATATCGATGCGGAAGGGCAGTTGAGGGTTCGGATGCTACGTGGTGACCGGGTTCTGGCCTTTTGGAGAGACGATGAGCATAAGCAACTCGATGCCGCCCTTTACGTATATCCTGTGACCGTTTACCGGGGGAGAACCCCGGATACGGTCATTAAGGTTGAGTATTATACGACCAATGGGGTTCGGTACTTTGTGTTCGACAACGACAAGTTACTTCCGGACAACGACAAGACTGATGCGGCATATATGACCATCGAGGGGAAGCCCATGAATTGGTCCAGGGTGCCGCTGATTGCCTTTAAACGGGACCGCCATGAACAGCCACTGATCTGTAAAGTTAAATGCTTGCAGGATGCCCTTAATCAGCTGACGAGCTGGTTCGCTGACACTACGAGCGAAGATATTCGCAGTACCATCCTGGTGCTGTATAACTACGATGGAGAGAAGCTGAGCGATTTCCGGCGAAATCTGATGGCCTATGGTGCTATCAAGATTATACGGGACGACGGGCGGAACGGTGGCGTGGAAGCCCTGCACATCGAAGTGAATCCCCAGAACTTCGAACTGATTCAGAAACTTCTCAAGAGGGCAATCATCGAGAATGGACGTGGGTTCGATGCCAAGGACGAAAGATTCACCTCTGGGGACGCAAACAAAATGAACATCCAGGCGGCCTACAGTGACATTGATCTGGATGCCAACCAGATGGAGGTCCAGTTCAAGGTTTCCCTGCGGAATTTGATGTGGTTCGTCAACACCTATCTGCAGACCATTAAAGGGGTGGCACCCACTTCCGATGTTACCTTTGTTTTCAATCGGGATATGCTGACCAACGAGAGTGAGACAATTAACAACTGCCGCAACTCCGTGGGGATTATCAGCAACGAAACGATTGTAGCCAACCACCCGTGGACAGAGGACACCCAGCAGGAGTTGGAACGGCTGAAAAAGGAAAAACAGGAAGCCATGGACGACTTGATGGGTGGTGACTATGCCGCACCACCTGGCCAAGATAAGCCGCCCCAGGGTGAATGATCATGAGCTATTGGGAAAAGCGCTTCGAGCGAATGAAAGTCCTTGAAATGCAAAAGGCCGATGTTTGCAAGGCGGATTTGAAGAAGGTCTACGAAGAAGCCCTACAAAAGTGCTTGAAAGACGTTGAATCGTGGTATCAGAGATATGCGGACGAGAACGGAATCAGCTATGCTGATGCCCAGAAGATTCTCAACGCCAGGGAGCTGAAAGCCTTTAAGATGGATCTCCGTGAATATCGAAAGCTGGCCAAACAGGAGGGACTTTCAAAAGAGGTTCAGAAGATGTTAGACCAGGCGTCCATCCGGGCCAGGCTGACAAAGGCCCAGGAACTGCTGATAAAAACGCAGATGTACTGTGAGAGGGTGGCAAAGGCCCAGGAAATTAATATCAGTGATACTTTGAGAGATGTGTACGAGGATTCAAATTACCGTGCGGCGTATGAGATTCAGCTGATGAAGGGTAAATTCGAAACCTTCTCGGCTGTTCCGGAAACCCAGATTGAAAAGGCCATCAACACACGCTGGGCGGCTGATGGAAAGGATTTTTCTTCCAGGATATGGGAGAATAAGGGCAAGCTGGTAAACACGCTCAGAAACGAAATTTCGAGGTCGTTGCTACTGAAAGAAGGTACAGAGCCAATGGCTGAGAGGATTTCCAAGCAGTTCAATGTGTCGTATCACAATGCGGAACGCCTGGTGGAAACAGAAACGGCCTATGTGCAGGAATCGGCTATGCTGGATACTTACGACCGACTGGGGGTTGATAAATACGAAATCGTGGCAACTCTGGACACCCGAACGTCAGAAATCTGCCGCCACATGGACGGAAAGGTTTTTGACCGGAAAGGGGCAAAGCCTGGGGTGACCATGCCCCCGTTTCACTGCTATTGCAGGTCTACCACGGTCCCATACATCGATGGAGTGACCGACGAGGAAGAAAAGGGAACCAGAGCGGCAAGGAAAAAAGGAACCGGTAAAACGGTTTTTGTTCATGGAAATCTGACCTATCAAAAGTGGTTTGATAAATACGTAAAACCGCACAAGAAATGAATGCAGGTTTGTAGAGCAGGTTCTTCGAACCTGCTTCTTTCATGCCTTTCCAGTACCGCAGGCGAAAAAGAACGGGACTGCAAACGCCAGGTGTGGCTGGCGAAAATCAAGCGAAGCGAGAAGAAAGGACAACGAAAATGACCAAAGAAGAACTGAAAGCATTGGGGATTCCGGATGATGTGGCCGACCGGATTGTCGAGGACTATGGCAAAAATTACGTCAGCAAGGCCCAGTTCAATACGAAGCTGGAAGAACTGAAAGCGGCAAAGGCCGAAAGAGAAGCCATGGTCAAGGAAGTGGATGGGCTGAGAAAATCCAACAAAGACAACGAAGCCCTGGCCGCTCAAATCGATGAGATGAAGAAGGCCGCAAAAGAACGGGAAAAACAGTACCAGGACAGCATGAACCAATTCAAGCTGGATTCCGCCATCGAAATGGCGCTGACTACTGCAAAAGCCCGTAACCCGAAAGCCGCCCGGGCCTTGCTTGATGGTGGGAAGCTGAAAATCAACGAGGACGGGACTGTCAGTGGCCTGGATGAACAAATCAAGGCTCTGAAAGAGTCTGATGCTTATATCTTCGAAGATGGCACCGCCAAAGCCGGGGGAATTGAACCTGGAAACCCTGGCGGAAAAGACGATGCTGGAACCGGGGACGAAGCCAGTATTGCGAAGGAATTCGGCGCCGCCCTCGGCCTGTAAGAAAGGAGCATTAAATGCCTATTAACACGCTTGAAATGACGAAAATCTTCCAGACGAAACTGGACGAACAGATGCAGGTAGGAGCCACCTCCGGCTGGATGGAAGCCAATGCCGGGAAGGTTGTCTATAACGGCGGCGATACCGTCAAGATGCCTGAAATCAGCACTAGTGGCCTGGCTAACTACGACCGGGACAAAGGCTTCGTGCAGGGTGCTGTAACTCTGAAATACAGAGATTACAAGATGACCCAGGACCGGGGCCGTACTTTCCACCTGGATGCTATGGATGTGAACGAATCCAACTTCATCGCATCTGCTGGCAACGTTATGGGGAGATTCCAGCGTGACAGCGTTATCCCCGAAGTGGACGCTTATCGGTATTCCAAGATCGCCGCACTGCTGAAAGGTGCCGGGCAAGTGAAGGATGCTTTCACCCCGACTGCTTCCACCATCCTGGCCGAGCTGGATGCAGAAATCGATGAAGTGGAAGACATTATCGGTGAAAACCGGGGCCTGGTTATTATCATGTCCCCGAAACTCCGCACCATCCTGGATAATGCAGACGGCATTGAAAAGAGAATCGATGTCGGCAACTTTACGGCTGGCAAAATTGAAACCCGGGTGAAAATTTACAACGAACTGCCCATTCTGCCCGTTCCCAGCGCCCGTATGAAAACGGAATACGTGATCAAGGATGGCACTAGCAGTGGGCAGGAAGCTGGTGGGTTTGCCCCTGCGGAAACTGCAAAGCTGATCAACTGGATCATCATCCCCACCAGTGTTCCCATCGCTATTTCCAAGACCGATAAGATCCGCATTTTCGAACCGAACGTGAACCAGGGTGCGGATGCCTGGAAGCTGGATTACAGAAAATTCCACGACCTGTGGATTCCTTACAATCAGCTGGGTTCCGGCTTCGTGAACATCGGAGCATAAGGGGGCGAGGGTATGATCGCACTGCGAAATCTGAACGTGTTCCGGATTGTCGAAAGCGAGGAACAGGCGGTGGAACTGGAACAGCAGGGGTACGAAAGGATCCCCGACTACGGAAAGAAGGAAGAAGCCGCAGAGAAAGCCCCTGCGTCAAAGAAAACCGCCGCCAAGAAGGAATAGGAGGAGGCCATGACCGATGACATTAAGGCTTTGATCAGTTTGGCCATAGGCTATACAGTCACCGATGATGATGCCGCCCTAGTGGAAATCCTCTACAAGGCTGAGGTCCGGCACGTGCTGAATTTCTGCAACGTGAATGAGATGCCACAGGAGTTGGCGGAAGAGGTGGACAAGGTGGTGGCCGGGAAATTCCTGCAAGCCAGGAAAGCAGCTGTATTGGGGGATGCATCGGTATCTGTGGCAACGTCTATCAAAGAGGGGGATACCGAGGTTCAACTGGGTGGAAACACTCCGGAGGAACGGCTGGATTCCCTCATCGCTGTATGGACCGAGGAGCGTGATCTTACATGTTTCAGACGCATTCGGTGGTGAGGACGGCCCTGGAAGATCTCTACCAGGACACTGCCGTGATCATCACGCAAGAAACAGAAGCCGATAAGGATACGGGAATCGTGACCACGAAAGAGGTCAAGACAGATCCCGTTCCCTGTCGGCTTTCTTATTCCAGCTTCCCGGCTACGGAAAATGACGGGGTTCCTAAGATGGAGCAAACCACGAAACTCTTTCTG